ATGGTCTTTACAGAGAGAAAGGCCAACCTATTGATTACCGTCATTCTTGGGATAACGCTACTGCATTCTCATCTTGGTTCTTTATCGAGATTGGTAGGCAGGGAGACCATCACGACAGAGGTGAGACACACTTCTGGGAATTAGATGAAGTAGGTTCACCAAACACAGGACACGGTTACTTCCAGCTGTTTGCCTTAGCTTTAGTCCCACCAATATTCTTTAGAATGATTAATGAATATCTAAGTATATGGGATAGAGATATGGCTTCGGAAGGTGAGATTAAAATATCTAAAAAAGTAGCGAGATAGATATATGAAAGAATGTTTAAACAGTACTGGAGACTGGTGCTGGTTTGCCCTTGTCACTGGTTTTATAGTGGGTGTATTTGTAACGGTACTAGCTATAGTAACCTAAGTGAAACGCTCAGTGGTTTACATCAAGTGGGATGATGCCTGTGAAGGTGAAGACATGGGGGAAACTGAGATGGCTCAATGTATCCAGGAGGTAGTAGGTTTCCTAGTTAAAAAAAGTAAAGGGAACTATTACATAGCACGAGACTACAACACTTTGGTGAATGAGTACCAAAAAGTTATTCGTATACCAAAAAAATACATTATTAACATAATAAGGATGACACAAGAATGACTGCCTCAGAGTTAGAAGCAAAGATTAAAAAAAGTAAGGCATACCTTAAAAGTTACCGTGCGGGTAATGAGAGTATGACTACAAGTAATATCAGGATTGGGCAATTAAAAAGAAACATAAAAAGGCTGGAGGATAAATTAGCTAGCGAAGGTTCCTCAGTCATGTTACCGGCAATAAAAGTCACCGCTAAACGTATGAAGCAAAGTAAAAAGGCTGCCCCAGTAGTAGCAAAGAAAGAATCTAAATCAGGTAATATTGGGCGTACTACAACCAAGTTCGACACGCCTAAAGGTAAAGCTAGAGTAGAAAAACTGCCCGCTGCTGTTAAGAAGAAGAAGAAGAAGAGTGGGCCATCATTTGGGAAAGACTACGACAGCTATATGAACTCTTACTTTAACCGTAGAAAATAGTATGCTAGGTATGTTAATCGGCCCAATAGCTGAGATAGCTAAGTCTTGGGTAGGCGGTAAGGTAGCCGTAAGTAAGGCAAAGGCTGAAGCTAGGCTTGAAGCCACTAGGGCTGAAACTGAAGTTATGAAGAAGGTTACAGCAGGTGAGCTGGACTGGAACCAAACAATGGCTAAGGCTTCTAATACTAGCTGGAAGGATGAATGGCTTACTATATTAGTTAGTATACCCCTTATCCTAGCATTCACTGGTTATGAGGATGTAGTAACTAGAGGTTTTACGGCCCTAGAAAGTATGCCCACCTTTTATAAGACAGCAGTTGGTGTAGTATTTGCTGCTTCATTCGGCGTACAAAAACTAACTAAGATGTTTAAAAAATAATATGCCTAAAGTGGAAGTAGAGGAAGAAAAAACAACTAAGCCCAAACCTAAACGCAGGGTAGGCCGTCCTAAGAAGAAGGACATAGCAGCAAAGAAGGAAGGAAACAGAAACGCAGTGGGGCGTCCCAAGGGGGATGCTGATGCAATACGGGAGTATAAAGCCAGACTGCTTGCTTCCCCTAAATCCCGTAAGGTTATGGACAGCATACTAAATGCTGCCCTTGACGATGACCATAAAAATCAGGCGGCAGCCTGGAAACTAGTAGTGGATAGAATAATGCCCTTATCATACTTTGATGAAGCTAAGAATACAGGCGGTAAAGCATCAGTTAATATTACTATTACAGGGGTGGGCGGTGATACCACTATTGTTGGGGATACTGATGATGTGTTGGACGGCAATTACACAAACCTAGGCTCATATGAACAACAGGCAACGAGTGATGATGATGATTAAGTTAATACTGAGTAATAAAAAAGAAGTTATTGACCAAACCTTGGGAGCTTAGTTTAATATGTCAAGAGACACTATTCCGAGAGACACTACCGATTATGACAGCACTGAGGATTTGCCTTCCGACAATAAGAAAGTTGTTCTGTATGGGGATGATGCCGTAGCCAGGGTAAGAGAAATGGAGGGAGGCAGAGAATTGTCAGTCCCAGAGGAACTTGTTATTAGGGAAGAAGGCTTTGTTAATGCGGTGTACAAGGATACTAAAGGGATTTCCACATATGGTGTAGGGCAAACTGGAAAGTACATGGATATGCCATTTGGGGAAGTCTTTAAGATGCACGAAGACGTAGCCAGAAAATATATAAAAAAGTATGATGAAATGGGTGAAGAAGTAAAAGCAGCTATTATGTCGGCTGCGTATAGGGGTGATTTGAAGCAGTCACCCACCTTTAGAAGACTGTTTAATGCTGGGGAATACAAAGAAGCAGCTAAAGAGTTTTTAAACAATGATGATTATAGGGAAAGTCTAGTGTCTGGGGATGGTGTAGCTGGAAGGTTTGAGCGAATTGCTGGTGCTGTTCTTAAATTAGCGGGATGAGTACAGACCTAAACATTAAGCTACTCCCATGGCAGCAAAAGGTATGGGATAGCCCAGTAAGATTTAAGGTGGTAGCAGCGGGTAGACGTACAGGTAAGTCACGCTTAGCGGCATACTTGTTAATCTTTTACGGACTACAAGCTAAAGCCGGGCATGTATTTTATGTAGCCCCCACACAGGGGCAGGCCCGTGACATTATGTGGCAGGCATTGCTGGAGACAGGACACCCAGTAATTAAAAGTAGCCACATTAACAACCTACAGATTACCCTAATCAATGGTGCAACTATATCATTGAAGGGTGCTGACAGACCGGAGACTATGCGTGGTGTGTCATTGAGATATCTAGTAATGGATGAGTACGCAGATATGAAGCCGGAGGTATGGGAACAAATACTACGCCCTGCTCTAGCCGACCAAAAGGGTGGAGCCATGTTTATCGGTACTCCTATGGGGCGTAATCACTTCTATGAACTTTATACCTATGCAGGTTTAGAGGAAGAGGGAGTATATAATGCTTGGCACTTTACCTCGTATGATAATCCCCTCCTAGACCCAGAGGAAATTAACATGGCTAAGAAAGCTATGTCCAGCTACGCCTTTAGGCAGGAGTTCATGGCTTCCTTTGAGGCTATGGGTTCAGAAATATTTAAGGAAGATTGGATAAAGGTAGGGGAAGAGGAGCCGGAAGGAGGCAGCTACTACCTAGCTATTGATATGGCTGGTTTTGAGGACGTAGGTAAGAAGAAAAAGAAAAGCAGGCTGGATAATACCTCAATTGCTTGTGTTAAGGTTAATGAGGAAGGCTGGTTTGTTGATGATATTATATATGGTAGGTGGACATTTGAGGAAACCGCCGAAAAGATTTTTAATGCTGTAGCTAAGTATGACCCCGCTGCCGTTGGTATTGAGAAGGGTATATCCAAACAAGCAATTATGTCACCACTTACGGACATGATGAAGCGGCGTGGTAAGTTCTTCAGGGTGGAAGAGCTAACACACGGTAATAAGAAAAAGACTGACCGTATTGTAGCTGCATTACAAGGTCGTTTTGAGCATGGTAGTATTACTATTAACCAGGGTGACTGGAACACTGAGTTCTTAGATGAGCTATTCCAATTCCCTAACCCACAGGTACATGATGACTTAATTGATGCCTTAGCATACATTGACCAATTAGCTAAAGTAACCTACTACTATGACTTTGAAGAAAATAACTTTGAAACATTAGACCTAATCTCAGGATATTAATATGAAAAATGATGATGACATAATTAAAAACCAAACTCTAGAAGATTGGGTTATTAACAAGTGTGATAACTGGCGTGACCACTACGAAAGTAACTACTCAGAGATTCATGATGAGTACTATCGTATCTGGCGTGGTATCTGGGACAAGACGGACAGTATGCGTGAAAGTGAACGCTCCCGTTTAATCTCTCCTGCTACGCAGCAAGCAGTGGAAAGCTCCGTTGCAGAAATTGAGGAAGCTACGTTTGGCCGTGGTAAGTTCTTTGACATTAAGGATGACCTACAAGACCCAAACCCACGGGACATTGGCTTTCTTCGCAACCAACTTGAAGAAGACATGCACCTTTCTAAGGTGCGTACTTCGATGGCTGAGTGCCTTATTAACGCTGCTGTATTCGGCACAGGTATTGCGGAGTTAGTACTAGAGGAAACAACTGAGTTTGTACCAGGTACGGAGCCTAGCCCTGATATGGGTATGAAGGCGTTTGGTGTGTATGAAAAGAAACGCTTTCTAGTTAAGCTAGACCCAATCATGCCACAGAACTTCCTTATTGACCCCTTGGCTACTAATATTGAGGATGCCCTAGGAGTAGCTATTGATAAGATGGTTCCTTACCACCAAGTTAAACAAGGTATTGACAGTGGTATATACTTAGATGTAGACGTAGATACAGTACAGTACGATACAGACTTAGAGGACGCCAGTAAGATTACACAGGTGTATGAAGACGATATGGTACGCCTAACTAAGTACTACGGCCTAGTACCCACTGAGTTATTAAGCAAGGTTGATGAAGACGGGGAAGTGGAGGACATTATACCCGTTGATAAAGATGATAGTTATACGGAAGTAATTTTAGTTATCGCTAATGGTAATACTTTGCTTAAAGCGGAAGCTAACCCATACATGAAGAAAGACCGTCCTGTAGTAGCTTTCTCTTGGGACATAACACCATTTAAATTCTGGGGTCGTGGAGTCTGTGAGAAGGCGTACAACAGCCAGAAAGCACTTGACACTGAGCTACGTGCCCGTATCGATGCTTTGGCTCTTACAGTGCATCCTATGATGGCTGTGGATGCCTCTCGTATGCCTCGTGGTGCCAAGCTGGACGTTAGACCAGGGAAGACTTTCCTAACCAATGGTAACCCAGCGGAAATACTACAACCATTTAAGTTTGGCTCCTTAGACCAAGTTAGTTTTGCACAAGCAGCACAACTACAAAATATGGTACAACAAGCCACAGGTGCTGTTGATAGTGCTGGTATGCAGGGTCAGATTAATGGGGAAGCCACAGCCGCTGGTATATCAATGGGCTTAGGCGCAATTATTAAGCGTCACAAACGTACCTTGATTAACTTCCAAGAGAATTTCCTAATACCATTTGTAGAAAAAGCAGCCTGTCGTTACATGCAGTTTTCCCCAGACCTATACCCAATCAAAGACTACAAGTTTGTAGCCTCCAGTTCTTTAGGTATTGTTGCAAGGGAGTATGAAGTAACTCAGTTAGTGCAGCTACTACAAACTATGTCCCCTGAAAGCCCTAGCT